ACTTTATCGGTTACGGGTAATGTAACCGCTAATTCATTTACGGGTTCCTTATTAGGCGCACATGTAGGTAATACGACAGGAACTGCTAGTTGGGCGACTAATGCGACTAATGCTACTAGTGCTACTAATGCTACAAATATTAATGTAAAATCTGGTCCGGGCGGTGCTAAATGGTTTATACCGTTTGTTTCTACATTGGATATAAATACTCAGCCATATGGTGTATCGTCTCTTCAATTTGACACTTCTACGGGTATTTTAACTGCTACATCATCGTATTCTATAACTTCTTCGGTAATAAGTGTAATTCAAAATTCTGGTTCTAATACGTTTTTTCCTACATTCGTAGATTCCGATAATAGTACCGCTGATTTTGAACAATTATATACTACTTCTACTATTTCATTCAGGCCTGGTCTAGGCCGCATCGGATGTACGTCAGTTTCAGCAGCATCATTAACTGGGTCTTTATTAGGAACTGCTAGTAATGCATTAACAGCATCTTTTGTAACAGGTACGATATTTACTGGTAATAATTTAGTTCGGTCAGCTTCTTATGCATTGACCGCTTCTTATCTTTTAGGAGGAGGCCCGGGGTCACCGGGGGGATCTGATTCTACTATACAATATAATTCTGGCGGATCTTTTGCAGGATCGGATAATTTTAAATTTATAGATTCAATAAATAAAGTATTAATAACCGGATCAATACTTGTTTCGGGTAGTGGAGTCGGTATTATAGATTCTCAGAATTTAAATTTGAGAGATACAACCAATACGCCGTCCGTTGAATGGGGCGGCAGATTTTTAAGAGATACCCTTAATAACAGATCCGTAGCATGGGAAGATCGAGAATTAAGAGATACTAATGGTTTAGCTACCGTACAATGGAATAATAATCGTTTATCAGCCGACGACGGTACTAGTACAGGTATATATACTGCGGTTGATTGGTTCAATAACGAGTTATTAGTATTAGACAATACCGTTACCCCCGTGGGATTAACGTCAGTTAATTGGCTCAATCGCACTCTATATGCAACGGACGGCAATTCACCTCAATTGCCAGTGCAGTCAGTGGATTGGGGAAATAGATATTTAATTGATTCGTCAGGAGCTAATTGGACAGTTAGTTGGGAAACGTGTCAATTAGGCTCGACCCAAGTTTCTTTAAATTGGTCGACTCGACAATTAATAGCAACCGATGGTTCTACAACTGTATTAGATTGGACAGATACAGCTACGGCTCGTTTATATGGAACATCTTCTTATGCATTAACTGCTTCGTATGTAATTGGCGGCGGCGGCGGCACTCCGTTATCTACGTTAGTTCAAAGCACCCCATCTAATTCTTGGACATTTACTCATGGATTGGGAATTTCAAATCCTATAGTAACTGTTTATGATTCTAATAACAAAGTTATTATTCCTCAAGAAATATCAGCATCTAATTCTAATACTTTAATAATTACATTTCCGTTATCTACAACCGGAACTGCAGTAGCCGCTGGCGGAACTTATACAGGGGTTACTCCTACAAATGCAGTTACTGCATCGTATGCGTTATTAGCCAATACAGCATCGTATGCGTTATTAGCCAATACAGCATCGTATGTATCTGGTTATGCTACATTAACTTCCAATACATTTACAGGTAATCAAACTATTAGCGGTTCTCTTACATTTTCATTACCTACATCACCTTCATTTAATGGTGAAATAGTTAAATTCGGTGCAGGGACATTAACTGCAGGCCAATTATATTTTTTAAGTTCATCTGGTACTTGGTCTTTAGCTAATGCTAACTCAACAAGTAGTAGTATAGGAATGTTAGGAATAGCAGTTGGATCGTCACCTACAATGAATGGATTATTGATACGCGGATTTGCCGCTACATCATCTTACAATTTTGGAACAGGTGATATACTTTATATGGCAACGGGATCTGGGTTAATGACTAATACTTCACCTTCATCCTCAAATCATGTTGTTAGAGTGATGGGTTATCAAACAACAGAAACTAATACAATTTATTTTGATCCTGATAAAACTTGGGTAACATTAGCATAATATGGGAGTTCAAATATTAAATAAAGATGTTAGTATATTATCTTCAGTTTTAAATAAACCAAAAGCTAATATTGGTAATGTGTTTGGAATTGGAGGATGGACCGGAGGTGGCGGAGGTGGGATAACGCCTAGTCCAACACCGAATTGGGCAGACGTTGGGTATTATGATGCGAGCGGTCAGTTTATTTATGCTTCTCAACAAATACAAGGCCTTTCATCTACTATAACATTAAGCGTAACTTATGCGCCGGCGCAATTTGATATCGTTGATCTTCATTATTTAGTTACTGCATCTCCGCCTTTTAATAATGGTGAGAGTACTATTTCTGACCCATCATCAAATGGGTTTATCGCTATAACTACCGGAGGTACTTTTTCCGTTTCAAATAATCAATATGTTTTATTCGGTGTAGGACCATGGTTATTTCCTCCTCCTCCGGGGGATACTACAGTAACAGTAAGAAATGTTACTGATTCTAATACTATATTAGATACCTTTCTAGCAACTGGTGGATAATTAAACACTTAAATATTTATAATATATGCAAATATACCAACCTACAATAACAGGATCAATAGTAGCAAACGGAAGATTATTACAACCGGAAGTTGGAACTGCTACATTGGATTTCGGATCTGTTCCAGGTACTAATATCGCAACTGCATCTATTAATACTTCAAATGTAAATAATGAATCCAATATCAATATTTATATAATGAGTACTTCGTCACTTGATCATAGTATCGGTGATCATCAAGTACTTGCTTTATACAGTAAAGTAATACCAACAAACGTAGTAAATAATACTTCATTTGATATTACTTGTATAACGGATTTAAGATTAACGGGACAATTCAAAGTAAAATATAACATAATAAATTAAGACAATATGGCAGGAATTAGAATAGAAGGTAATACTTCCGGTAACGTAGCAGAAGTTACGGGTTCAAATCAATTAAAAGTCATTACAGAAACTAATGTGGGAGCTAATCCAAATAACGTTGGTGCAACAAGAGCTTTTCATGAAAACGATCCTGGAGATATATTAGGAACTCCGTCGTTAGTATCTCCGGAAGTAGACGACGATTACAGGACTCGCGTAGCATTAGATACTATATTAGATGTAGAAACATTTAATTATACGGCTCAAAATACCGGTAAGCATACGTATTCAAATTCTACAATGACTGCAACCTGGAATACCAACGGATTAAAGACCAATGGTGGTGATATCGTAACTTCTACCACTGGTATGACCGTAGGTACTTATTCGGAATTTCCTATTTTTGGAGGACAAGCATTATATTTAGAATTTAATGCTTCTTTCACTGCTCAACCAACAACAAACTTTGTTATTGATTTTGGAATGTTTAGAAGAGGAGCGTCTACAGCATATGCACCAACAGACGGTGTACATTTTCGATTAAATGCAAGTGGATTGCAAGGAGTACTAAACTATAATACTACAGAAACTCCAACAAGTGTTTTTGATTTTACTTACACTACTAACCAAAAATATAAATTTGTCATTACATTTAATGAAAGAAAAGTCCAGTTCTGGATTGATGATGTATTATATGGTGAATTAGATACCCCTTCAGGTCAAGGACAGCCTTGCCAATCAGCTACATTACCAATATCAGTTCGTCAAGCACATACCGGTACTGCGGGAGCTGCTTTAAGTATGTTTGTAAACAATTACGTACTTCATGCCGGCGGTTATACTTACGCTAGATCATTTGGGGAAACACAAAATGCTTTGTTAGGATCATATCAAGGGTTATCAGGCGGTACTATGGGTCAATTAGTTGCAGGTACTGTATCATCTGGTACTTTAGCCAAACCAACCGCCGCAGTACCGTCTAATACGGCATTAACGGCGAATTTACCAAATAACCTAGCAGGTAGAGCATGGGAAACATTATCTACAGGTTTAACATATAACACGGACGGTATATTAGCGATATATACTAATCCATCCGGCACTGTATCTATCCAAGGTAAACGATTACGTGTAACGGGACTTAAAATGAGTGCTACTATTCAGACAGTAGTGGCCGGCGGTCCTTTTATTAATGAATTTTATATAATTTTTGGAGCCACTGCAGACAGCTTACAAACGGCTGAAGCAGCTACTACAAAAGCTCCTAGAAGAATTATGTTACCTGAATTTACTCAAGTGGTAACTGTGAACCAAGCTGCTACTACATCTGTAGCACAATTTGCAACTTACGCTGATTTTAGTTCCGCGCCTATATACGTTAATCCAGGAGAACGTATTGGTATAGCAGTTAACAGATTCGGAACGGCATCAACTTCAGGCGTTATAGCTTATACTTATCAATTTATATACTCTTGGGAATAATTAAAAAGTTATGGGTGGACTTAGATTACAAGGAAATACGGCGGGTAATTTTGTTGAAGTTACTGAATCTGATCAATTAAAAGTTATAACTGAAACAAATGTAGGAACTAATTTTGCAAATGTAGGCGCGGTACGTATATTTCATGAAAATGATCCAGGAGATATATTGGGTACGCCTAATTTAAAATCTCCGGAAGTAGATGACGATTACAGAACTAGATTTGCTTTAGATAATATTCTTGATAGTGAGACTTTTAATTATACCGCGCAAAATACTGGTAAATTTATTAGTAATACTTCAACAATGGCTACGGCTTTTCAAGTTAATGGGCTTCGTACTAATTCAGGAGCTATATTAACAACTAACTCAGGTATAACATTTGGTACTTACGCTGAATTTCCTATTTTTGGAGGTCAAGCATTATACATAGAATTTAATGCTTCTTTCGACGCTCAATTACCTACCAATACTGTTATTGATTATGGTATGTTTAGACGCGGGGCATCTACACAATTTGCTCCGACTGACGGTGTTTATTTTAGAGCCAGTTCAGCCGGTTTTCTAGGAGTAGTTAATTATAATGGTCAAGAAACCTCTACGTCTGTATTTGACTTTACTCATGTTAATAATAAAAAATATAAATTTGTAATTTCTTTTAATGAAAGAAATGTACAATTTTGGATTGATGACGTACTATACGGAGAATTAAATACTCCAGCCGGTCAAGGCCAGCCATGTTTATCATCTACATTACCAATATCAATACGCCATGCTATTCCCGCGGTATCTGCAACAGCCGGTGCTGCTATAAGTATGTATTTAAATAACTACGTATTACATAATGGAGGATATACAATTGATCGTACGATTGGCGAAAATCAAAATGCAATATTAGGATCATATCAAGGTGTATCCGGTGGTACTCAAGGGCAACTTATATTTGGAACTGTAACAACCGGTACGTTAGTAAAGCCTACTGCAGCCGTTCCCGTTACTAATGGTTTAACGGGTAACTTAGGAAATAATCTAGGCGGTAGAGTTTGGGAACAATTAACTGCAGGTTTAGCAGTTAATACAGATGGCGTGCTCGTAGCGTATTTAAATCCTGCAGGTACTGCAATTCTTCAAGGTAAACGATTACGTGTAACGGGTCTTAAAATGAGTGCTACAATACAAACTGTGATAGTCGGTGGACCCGTGACAAATGAGTTCTATTTATTATTCGGCGGTACGTCTACCAGTTTAATTGTAGCCGAAGGCGCTGCGCAAAAAGCGGCTAGAAGAATTTTTATACCGGAATTTACTCAAATAATTACTGCTGCTCAACCAGTTAATACTCCTGTCTCTCAAATCTCTCATCATGCAAATTTTAGTTCAGCACCGATTTACGTGAATCCCGGTGATGTTCTCGGATTAGCAGTTAATAGATTTGGAACTGCATTAACGGGAGGCGTTATAGCTTATACTTATCAATTTATATATTCGTGGGAATAATATGAACTACTTTGAAATACAACCAATAGAAATTTCTATTAATAATCCATTTGATTTTAAAAATATTGTAGCCATTAAATGGACTGCAATTGATGTGCCTCGCGGTGATAATAATCCATCTACTTTCAATTGTATATTAGTAGATGAAAACCAAATAGATGTTTATAACTGGCAAATACAAATACCTGCAACCGTTGTTAATACGTGGTTAGATGATTCTGTTATCGACAATTATATATGTTCTATAGATTCTAGATTTGTTAAAGTTTAAAAATATTCTAATTTAAATTTTGTTTTTTCAAAGTATATACTTATTTTTAAGTTGTAAATAAAATACTATATGAAAATACAACAAAAAGTTTTAAAGAAAATTCCTAACGCTAAACTTTATTCTGCTACAAACGGTTATTTTATTGGATATGAATCTGATGAAGGTATTGTTAATTTACTAGCCGATCAATTATTACCTAATCAAGAATCAAAAGAAAAAGCTTGGGAATGTGCTTTATTATCAGTTAAAACATCACAAAATTTTAACAGAACCCATCCATTAAGAGTAGATATGTATTCTGAATTAGATAAACAAGAGCGTATCGAAAAACGTAAAAATAAGGGTAAAATTAATAAAGAAAAACTTAACGACCACAATATTTATTTTTAAATAATAAAGGTTTTGAAAAACATATTTTCTATATTCAAAAAGAAAAAGTCCGTAAATTCAGAAGTAACTGAATCTTTTATACAAGACGAATCTATATTAGTAGGTTATACTAATATAAACGAACAAATTTTAACTTACGGAACTGCTTTAACATTCTTTAATCCTAATTTATCTATTTTAGATATCGGTTGTGGCCGCGGAGATTTATTTGCTTTTATAAAAGAGCAACACGAAGATGTATTTCTAGACTCTAATTATTATGGTATTGATAGAAATGAAATTGTAATTAATGCAGGAAAGCAAAAATATAATATTGACAATATACATTTGCAAGATTTTAATTCATTTAAATCAGACAAAAAATATAATTGGATATGTGCTTTAAACTACTTTAACGACCCTGTAGAAGATAGCTATAAAGTATTATATAAAACTATAGATCGAATGTTTAATTTAAGTTCTGACGCAATAGTATTTAATGTAATTACTAATCAAGCAGACATTCAGCAAGACCAAATAACATCATATTCTATTTATGATGCAGGACAAATACTAAATCACTTAACAAACGTTTACAAAAAAGTCATTGTAAGGGCCGATTATTTATTAGGCGATACAATGTTCTATGTATTTAAAAATTAAATTTATGGACAGTTACAACAACTCATACGTTAATCAAGCATTTGCAATCGACGATGAAAAAAAGCAGGACTTAAGAAAAGGAAAATTCTTTTGGCACATTGATTTCGAATTTACTAATTATTTAACTGAAAAAAATACGGCTTATGGTGAAAATCCTATTATAGGAAATTTAATGGTAGGCTCGCATAAAATGGCAGTTACATTATCAGAAGTAAATAAATTAATTGAAACATTACATGATGCTAAATTAACTTACGATCAAAGAAGAAAATTAAATTTATACGATTTACCAAAAAAGGCTTAATATGAATACGTTATTAATTACAATGGCAGCTATAGCTGCAATATCTTTAATTGCATTTGTAATAATTTTTCTTAAATATAAAAATGCAAGTGAATATGCTCAACAAGCAGACGATCGAGTACTAGATCTAGAAGCGATGGTAGCCGTACTTCAACATGAAGTAAATGATAAAATATCTTATGATATTAAACCGATGAAAAAGAAAAAGCCATCTAAAATGAAAGCTTCTAAAGAACCGGTACCTTCCCCAAAGAAGCGCGGCCGGAAGCCGAAATCATAATTAGCGTATCTAGTTGTACGGCATTAAATACAACTAGGTCTACGATAAAAAGAACTATAAAATTTGGAAATGTCAAATAAATATTTTAAATTTATAATTAATAATTAATTAAATTAAATAATAAATAATATTATTAATAATAATAAATAAAATATTTATATATGAATATGGCATTTGATAGTTTTTATGTAGATAGCTCGGACTTTAACTTTTATCTTTCTTTACCAGAAGATGAAAGGTTATTGTTTTTGTACGATCTGATCTGTACAGATTATTATAATGAAGAAGAAATTAATGTAACTGAGCAATTCGACGTAGATAATTTTTCTGATAATATTAATAGCCATTCGTATAGAGATATTATTTCTTCAGTGCTAAATAAAGCAGTCGATCTTCAAGCGCATGTTAATGTTATTTTTATTAACGAACTTGTAGTATTTAATTCGGATTCTAAAAGAAATTTAGCATACGCTATTTTAGATATGGCATTCGACGGAGTATTTTTAGATAAAATCGATATTCCAGAAAATCTTGTTGAAGTATTTAAAAAACAAGATTATTGTGAGGTCTATAAAGTAATTGAAATATCAGAACCTATACTTCCTAAATCTTAATTATGTTTAAATTGGATGTTATTAACGTTAAAGATACTTTATATATCGTTAAACGTAAAATAAAAAAATCGGATAATCCTATAGTAGAAACTTGGAAAGAGCATTTAAATTGCGATACCGTTTTTCAAAAAGATGAAGTATATTACTTTTGCCAAAAAATAGAAGAAGCTCAAATCATAGAAAATGAATAATTTAGGTTATGCTTGTATTAATATGACTTTAGGTAAAAAAGGCATATTAACAGGTCGCGCGATGCGTAAATCAACATTAGATGCTAAAGGTCTTCCTTATGCATCTCAATTAGCATTAGAAAATGCAAAAGATCTTAAAACTATATTAGAATGGAATGTAGATCATGGAATCTACTTTTTCCGTATAGGTAGCGATTTATTTCCATGGGGAAATAAAATTGATATTACGAAGTTACCTGATTATAATGAAATAGTTAAAGTTCTTAATGATTGCGGTGATTATGCACGAGCGAATAATATTCGTTTAACAACACATCCCGGTCCTTTTAATTTATTAGCATCTGATAAAGAAGAAGTAGTTTTAAATACTATTTTAGATTTAGAAATGCATTCTACTTTATTTGACTTACTTAAATTAGATGAAACCCCTTTTAATAAAATTAATATACATGTAGGAGCTACATATGGAAATAAAGAAGTTGCTATATATAGATGGAAACAAAATTTTAAACGTTTATCTTTATCATGTCAAAAACGTTTAACGTTAGAAAATGATGATAAGGAAAGTATGTATTCCGTAAAAGATTTATATGATAGCGTTTATCAAGATATCGGAATTCCGATAGTATTCGATATACATCATCATAATTTTAATACAGGTGGCATGGATCATAGCGAAGCAATGAAATTAGCATGTAGTACTTGGCCTAAAGGAATTAGACCCATAGTACATTATTCAGAATCAAAAGCCTTACATGAAAATAACAATAAAATAAAATTACAAGCACATTCAGATTATATTTCGGATTTTATTCAGACACATGATAATGACGTGGATGTTATGATAGAAGCGAAAGCAAAGGAGCTAGCTCTTTTAGAATACCGAAAAAAGTATAATATCTGATATTTATAAAATAAAAACGGTATGAGAAATAAAAGAAATACTATTGAAAAGTTAGAAGCTCAGACTACTAAATTAAATACACTTAAAAAGCGTATTGAAAACTCTGACGTTAGCGGTGCAGAAGCCGTTAAAATTTTAGAATTTATTAATAAAGATTTAATGTATATAGTTGAACGTTTAGAATTAGAGCATGACGAACGATGAATAAAACAACCTTAAAAATATTTTTAGGTTTATTAGCATTTTTATTAGCGGGTTGCGCGGCATTTTTTTCGATAACGGGGTTAGCAATGTTATTCGCGGGTGCTGCGCTGCCCGTTATGATCATGGCCGGTACGTTAGAATTTTCTAAATTAGTAGCGGCTTCTTTTTTATACCAATATTGGAAAAAGATAAGTTCTATATTAAAAGTATATTTAACTTCTGCAGTTGTTATATTAGCTGTAATTACTTCCATGGGTATTTACGGTTATTTATCTAATGCATATCAACAAACTAAGATAGAATATAATTTATCGAAAACATCTACGGATAGTTTAACAAATAAAAAATCTTCGTTTGAATTTCAAATAGCTAATCTAAATAAACAATTAAATCTTAAAAATAAACAATTAGAAGGTTTAAATTCTAATTCGAAAACAAGCGATCAAGTATTAAGTACATTAGCTACAAATAATAGAAATATCAATTCGGTAACGAGAAGCTCCGCTCGTACACAAGCAGAAATTAGTAAGCTTAATTCTAATATCGATACTATTTTAAGTAAAATAACTATATTACAAGATTCTGTATATACATATGATGTAGCAATTAAAAGTTCTGCATTAAACGCTTCAAAACAATCAGAATTAGGTCCATTAGAATATTTAGCGGGTATTTTAAATACTGATATGGATAAGGTAGTTAATTGGTTTATTTTATTATTTGTAATTGTATTTGATCCATTAGCAATGGCATTATTAATAGCATTTAATTTTCTTTCGAAAAAAGACGTAGCTACGGGTAATAATACAAATGAAACTTTAATAATTAAAGACCCGGTTAATACTGTATTAACTGAACTTATACAGCCTGAGCAGCCTGAACTGTCTACTATATCTGAAAATAAAGAATCGGAGTTTATACAAAAAGAAACGCCGGAAATAAAAGAAGAATCGGTAGAAAGTATATATGAAGAATCTAATAAACCAAAAGCAGCCCGCCCAATTGTAAATCGTACGGGGTATGCCGGCGGAATTTCAAACTAATAATACATGGCAACATTTAAATCATTAAAGTGCGATACATGTAATCGTATCGTTGAAAAAGTAGATGTTAACGTAGCTAAAGTTAAATGCTGGAAATGCGTTAGTAAACTAGTAAAAGGGCCTGAACTTAAATCTTCTGTAAAATCCGATAAACCACGTGGGTGGAAATTTATGAAAGAATACGTTCATACAGATGGAACGGTATATCATAAAGGAATTGAACAGCCCGAATTAAAAGGTACTTTACCCGTTACTACAATTGTAGTAAAAGAAGAAAAGAAAAAATTAACAAAGCAAGAAAAAGCTAATTTGCAAGCTAAACTAGGTACAGAAATACAAAAACTAAAAGCTGCAATGTTTAATGAAAACCGTAAAACGAAACGCGCCGAACTTCAGAGAACGTTACAAAAACTAAATAGGCAATTAAGTAAATTAAAATAAATTTTGATTTACGTAAAATATTAATTATATTAATCTAAAATAAGGAAGTTATGAAACTACAAGGTATGTACGACGATGAGCCAGAAAAGGAATCATCTATTAGTATCGGTAATAAAACCGATTCACGCGATCCGGATAAATCAATTTACAAAGAAATTGATTATGGATTTAGCGTAAAAGATTCTATTATATATATCCATGGTGATATCGTATTAGGATTATTATTTGACTTTGTTTCTAAAGTACGTACTATTTTAGATAATAGGGAAGAAACACAAAAAGATGCACCGATTACAGTATTAATCAATTCTGATGGCGGTGATGTATATGAAGCGTTAGGAATTATTGATTACATTAAAAGTTTACCTGTAAAAGTTAATATGGTAGCTCGAGGACGAGCAATGTCTGCAGCTGCATTAATGTTAGCATGTACTACAGGAACGCGCGCGGCTAGCAGAATGACTTCAATTATGGTACATGAAATTAGTACCGCTAATCAAGGTAAGGCGTCGGATATTCGTGCAAACGCAGATCATTTAGAAGAATTAGAAGACTTAACGTTTCAATTGTTGGCGCAACATTCTAAACAAGATTTAGAATTTTGGAGAAAGCAAGCACGTAAAGACTTTTATATGACCGCAGAAAAAGCAAAAGAATATGGATTAATCGATACAGTTATTTAATATGTCAGCAGAAATAACAATCAAAAATTGGGAAACTTTACTTAAGGTTATTGAAACGTATATTTCAAGTCCTAGAAAAGAACAGTTAATTAAAATGTATGATAAATTTTCGGAGCGTATCATGACAGCTCCGGCTAGTTCTCATGCAGATAGACATAACTGTTTTCCCGGAGGATATTTAGATCATATTTTAAGAGTATGTGATATGTCTAAAGCTCTATACGATGTATGGAGTAAAGCAAATGCGGGCACGGATCAATTTACTTTTGAAGAATTAATCTTTAGTGCTCTTAATCACGATTTAGGTAAAATAGGAACTGAAGAAGGGGAATATTATGTTCCTAACGATTCTCAATGGCATAAAGAACGTGGCCAAATTTATAAATTAAACGGTAACATAGATTATATGAAAGTACCAGACCGTAGTTTATATTTGTTACAATTACATGGAATTCCCGTTACACAAAATGAATATTTAGCAATTAAATTACATGATGGCTTATATTCAAAAGGTAATGAAGGATATTTTATGGCACACAACTCGGATATGGCTTTGAAAACTAATTTACCTATATTACTGCATCATGCAGATCATTTAGCTACATTAGTTGAAGATCATAATAAAAACGAAAAAACACAAGTAGTAACAGTATCAACCAAACATAGTACGAAAAAAGTTAATAATCCTGTAGTAGATAATAACTTAAAAAATATGTTTGACGAATTATTCAAATAATATGATTTTATCTATAATTTTACTTGCAATCCTTTTAGGAATTAGTATTTACGTTAACGTAAGTTTATTAAAAAGAAACGAACAGTTAGAAGAAAATTATAATACGTTAGCCGACGAATATGAGGTAATGTACAATAAAATGGTTTCTTTCGAAGAAGTTATTAATGATGCTAATCAAAAATTAAAAGAAATTGATTCAAAAGGTTCGTTTGAATCTGATGATGAAGTTGGTTTCTTTTTTAAAGAGCTAAAAGGATTGCAAGATGAAATTCGTAATTTTTTAAAATAACATGGGCAAAAAGAAAAGTAAAAAGAATTATTTTACTGAAGAAACAGAAAACGCGATAGTTCAGTATAATTTAACAACATCGTTAATGGAACGTAATAAAATTTACGATCAATTTATTAAATATCCCTTTGATAAATTAGCTGAAAATATTATTCATACATTTAAATTTTATCATTTCGATATTCCATATGAAGATGTAAAACATGAAGTAGTAGCGTTTTTAAATGAAAAAATACATAAATACACGCAAGGAAAAGGAAAAGCATTTTCGTATTTTAGTATAGTAGCAAAAAATTATTTGATTAATCATAATAATAATAACTATAATAGGTTTAAAAACACGGACGCTTTAGAAGTTGTAGATTCTCATAGAAAAGTAGTTAATGAAATAATTAGAGAAACTGATATCGAACATAAAAAAGAATTTATGGACGAATTTATAGAATATATAGATTTAAATTTGAATGTATTATTTAAAACAAAAGAAGAAATCCAAGTAGCAGATTCTATATTAGAACTTTTTAAACAACGAGAAAATATCGAAGAATATAATAAAAAAGCGTTATACATTTTAATACGAGAGCGTACGGGAATGCGTACACAATATATAACTAAAATTGTTAATCAATTAAAAAAGATGTATTTTCTGCTTTATCAGGAATATAAAATTACAGGAAATATTAATCCTGCAGTTTTAACCCAAAAAGAAGTTATAATGGATAATTATTTTTGATGACAGACTTTGATATAGAATTATTTAAAGGAAAAACATTTTCCGAATTAATGAAAGACGTTTATGACAATTCAAAAAAGAAAGAACGTCAAATTAATTTACTGATTGCAGAATTAAAACCACTCATTAAAAATGTAGGGGATGCAACATTAATAGTACCTCTTATTAAAGAATATTTAGAAGTAGGCGTTAAAAATGACGAGCATTTAGTTAAATTGGCCGCTGTCGTTCAAAGATTAATTTCTTCAAATGCTCGCGCACAAGAATCGACGGGGTCTCCGTATATGTTAAGTGAAGAAGAAAAGCAGCAATTATTAGCAGAACTAAATACAATAGAAAATTCCGATTTAGATATTAACGCTAAAATTATTGATTTAGCTATTGATCCAAAACAATTGGATACGGGAGAAGATCAATGAAAAATTTTCAATCAAACGGACAGCCATTTCAAATAGGATTTGCGGAAGTAGTTAAAGTAGAATACGAAGATAATAATCCTAACATTTTTCAAGGAGTACGTTGTAAAGGTTTAGATCCTAGCGTCGGATCTGATTACGGTGATGCATCTTCATTTCTTGCAAAACCTTTAAGTCCATATGTTCGTAGAGTACCTTTGCAAGGAGAAATCGTAATGTTACTTGCAGGACCGTCTCCTGCAATAGCTGCAATGACTCCGAATGCTAATGTATATTATATGGATATTGTTAACGTTCAAGGATTAATTAATCATAATAGCGTGCCTACCGCCGGCAAGGTTACAAGATCCGGGGCAAATATAGCTGCCACTGCCGCGGGTGCAAATCAAGGAGATCCACCGCCATCTCCGGATAAAAACTTTTTTGAAGATAGTAATGCATCGTTTATACAGCATTATGTCGGCGATGTAATTTTTGAAGGACGGTACGGACAATCTTTAAGATTTTCTTCGACTCAAAAAAATAAAGGAATTTTTAAAAAACCTGCTATATGGGAGCAAGGCTCGGCAGGAGATCCTATAACGGTGTTACGTAACAGTAAATTTAAAGGACCGGGTAATAAATTTTATACAGAAGATTTGGAAAAAGATGATAGTATGATTATATTATCATCGACACAAAAACTTCCAGTAAAACCCGCATCTAATGCTAAAAAAGCTTCTGATGAAGTAGGTATTCAGGATAAATATGAAAAAAATCAAATACTTTTAAGTTCGGGTAGAATAATTTTAAATGCTCAACAGGAAGATATTTTAGCGTATGCTAAAAAAGGAGTACATATTGCCGCAGATAAAGTAGCAATAGATGCTCAATCAAAATTTACGGTAGATAGTCCTGTTATACATTTAGGTGCACAAGCAATTGAACCTCTTATTTTCGGGCAAAAATGGGCTACCTGGATGAACAATTTAATTAATGCATTAGGAGCATGTTTCGTAGCTACGGGGGTAGGCCCTTCAGGCCCATTAACAGGAAATCCTAATTGGGCACAGGTAGCGCAATTACAAGGACAAATACAAACCTTACTTAGCCAGATATCTAAAACTAAATAATTACTTTTCAGTATAATTATTTAAAAAGATATCTTACCATGAATACTAAAGAATTTGTACAGGTATTAAGAAAAATTATTAAGGAAGAAGTTAAATCTGCAGTTAAGGAAGCATTAAGAGATGTGTCTACGGATAATTTAATTGAATCTGTAGTAGCTGCGCCTAAACCGGAGTATAACTATAAACCTAAAAAACAACCTACTCTTAAACAATTTACTAAAGATCCTTTATTAAATAGTTTATTAAATGAGACCGCGGCATCAGGGGTGTCTATTCCCACTGAACAAAATTATAACGATTTTAATGAATGGCCTACAATGGAAATGAATAATAAATATTCTTCTGTAATGGGGTCTCCGAAATTTGTAGATAATAAAAAAATAGATGCTACGCCAGATGGAATCAATCCAAATGCAGTACCAGAAGAAGTAAAAAGTGCTTTAACTAGAGATTATCGATCTTTAATGAAAGCTATTAATAAGAAAAAAGGTAATTAATAATGCCAACTAACATACGAAAAATAAATCCAATAGATTTAGAACCGGATGTTGCCGTAGGTATAATGTTACCAATGACCGACTCCGATGGATCGTTATTTAAATTGTCGTATACTACCCAAGATCAAGCTATTAGTAATTTAAAGAATTTATTGTTAACAAGTATGGGTGAACGACCTATGCAACCGATGTTTGGCACGAATATACAAAAATCTTTATTTGAGCAGCTTACTACGAGTTTATTAAATAGAATAGAACAAACAATAAAAAGAGCTATAGAATATTGGTTACCGTATATAATTTTAGAAGATTTAGAAGTAGAAGGATTTTATGGTACCGTAAACGGTATGGCTGAACAAGGAGTATATGTTCGTTTATTAATAAGAGTGACAGCTGAAGGAGCGAATATACCTATAACAGTATTATATACTCCATCGACAATACAAATAATTGAAGAATAATATGAACAAAAAAGAAATAAATTATTTAGGTAAAGATTTTGCACAATTTAGAGAAAATTTAATCGATTTTACTAAAACATACTTTCCTAATACATATAACGATTTTAATGAATCGTCGCCGGGTATGATGATAATGGAAATGTCATCATATGTAGGAGATGTATTATCATATTATACTGATTATCAATTTAAAGAATCTTTATTACAAGAATCGCGCGGAAAAGCTAATATATTATCTATCGCACGTACATTGGGATATAAAACAAAAAATATAGTTCCTGCAGTTGTAGATTTGGATGTATATATCATAGTCCCTTCAATAGATCCAGATTTGGATGGAATATATGAACCCGATTATCGGTTTGCATTAACAGTTAATCAAGGAATGCGCGTAGCTACGGAAAAAGGAATAGAATTTAGAACGTTAGAACCAGTTAATTTTGCATATTCTTCAAGTTTATCTCCTAGAGAAACTACAGTATATCAAATTAATAGTAGTACAAAAGATCCAGAATTTTATTTACTTAAAAAGACCGTAAAAGCAATCGCGGGTAATGTACAAACTAAAACGTATGAATTTAGTAAAGCCCGTCGATATGATAAAATTCTTATAGAAGAAGACGCTCATAATATTATAGAAGTTTTAGATATAAAAGATTCGGATGATAATACGTGGTACGAAGTACCGTTTTTAGCTCAAGATATTATTTTAGAGCCGGTATCGAATGTAAGAGAAAATGATCCGGATTTATATGTTTATGCAGATACTGCACCGTATTTATTAAAAACTAAAAAAGTTCCTAGGAGATTTATTACTAAGTTTAATTCAATAGGAGATTTAGAAATACAATTTGGAAGTGGTGTTAGTGATATTTCCGATGAAGAATTAATACCTAATCCTGATAATATTGGTTCTGCATTGTTAGGTCTTCAAAAACAGTTTGATTTTCCTATAGATCCTTCGAATTTTGTATATACAAAAACATATGGATTAGCACCTTCTAATACTACATTAACTGTACGATATACTACAGGAGGCGGATTAGAAAGTAATATACAAGCAAATACTCTTACAGAAATAGTTCAAAGAGAATTTACATTAGACGACGAAAATTTAGATTCCGCTCTAGTATCTTACGTTAAAAATTCTTTAGCTGTAAATAATTCGAAACCGGCATCCGGAGGAAAATCTTCCGAAACCGTCGACGAAATTCGGCAGAATGCATTATCGATGTTCGCATCTCAGCAAAGAGCGGTTACAAAAGAAGATTATTTAGTTAGAGCATATGCAATGCCTCCGAAATTCGGTGCAATTGCAAAGGCCTATATTACTAAAGATGATAACCTTAATTTAGAAATAGGATCAAAAGATAGAGTACCTAATCCATTAGCATTAAATTTATATACTTTAGGATATACTGATACTGGAAAACTAACTGCGTTAAATCCTGCAATTAAAGAAAACTTGCAAACGTATATGAAACAGTATAGAATGTTAACGGATGCTATTAACATTAAAGATGCTTTTATAATAAACATAGGCGTGTTATTTGATATAGTTACGTTACCAGAATATAACTCTAATGAAGTAATATTTAAATGTATATCAAAACTTAAAGAAACATTTGATATAAATAAATGGAAAATAGGACAGCCAATTATAATGTCTAAGCTATATGTGGATTTAGACAAAGTAGAAGGCGTACAAACAGTAAAAAATATTAAAATAGTAAATTTATACGAAACATTATCAGGGTATTCTGGAAATGTATATAATATAAAAGAGGCTACTAGAGACGGGATTATTTATACGTCTTTGGATCCATCAATATTTGAAATTAGATATCCAGATTTAGATATCATAGGAAAAGTGGTTAATATATGATACATGCATTTTTTCCTGAAAAGGATTCTACAATATATGAAATTGCTCCTAATACAAATACGGGGTTAGATGAAATATTGGAACTACAAAAACGTCCATATGCTATTAATAGTGCTTCTAGAGCATACACAAATTATTATGAATCTAGAATATTAATAAAATTTAAAACAAATGAAATTAGTTCGTTTATTTTATCTAATAACGTTAATATAAATGATTGTAAGTTTTTATTAAATTTGTATGTAGCAGCGCAAAGCGAACTACCTTTTGATTATACCATACAAGCATATATGGCATCCGGCTCTTGGACAAATGGTACCGGTAGACGATATGGTCAAGAAATTATGGATGGCGTAACATGGAAATCAAAAAATGGGGCGACCGCGTCATATTGGTCTACTGCATCCGCCGACACGGGAAAATTTTGGTATAATAATAATGAAGGTGGAGGAAATTGGTATACTACTACATATTCATCTGCATCTTTTACATATGAAGACGATGCAGATTTGCAAATCGATGTAACGGAACAAATTAAAAGTTGGTATAATGGCACGACTGTAAATGACGGATTTATTTTAAAGTTTGAGTCTAGTTCGTATAATCAAGAATCATTTCCTAATACTAATATAAGTTATTATTCATCTAATACAAAAACAGTATTTAGTCCTCAATTACATTTATGTTGGAATACAGGTTCATATAGTACGTCTTTAGGAGAATTTACGTTTAGAGAACAGCCTATTATATACGTTAAAAATTTTAAGTCCGAATATAAAGAAAATCAAAAACATAGATTATATCTAGGAACTCGTCCGAAATATCCTAGACCGTCATTTACACAAACAAATGAATATGCAGTAAACAAATCATTACCTAGTGCATCGTATTATCAATTAATTGATGGACATACTATGGATGTAATAGTTCCGTATAGCGAATATACAAAACTTAGTGCAGATGTATCGGGTAGTTATTTTGATTTTTGGACATCGCCGTTATATCCGGAAAGATGGTATAAATTCGAATTTAAAGTAATATATAGTGATAGTACTGAATATTATACATCAAATGATTATATTTTTAAAGTTATTGACTAATGGAACCAAAAGAATTTCGTATAGATAAAAGTAAAATATTAACTAAAGAATATTTACTAGACCAAACTAATCCTGGTAAAGCTATTCAATATATCAGAAATTCCTATGGTACATTAATGGTAGACTCGAATAGTTCTAATATAGATACTGAACGGTTAGTTATTAATTTAGTTAATACAAGATATAAATTGTTGTCATTTAATAACGTTTTAAAAACGCAGTTTGAAGAATTTTTAGACCCAGAAATAACAGTACCAGACGAGCAGCAAACTAATACAGTAGATCAAACAGGTACAATTATAGATTTACAAAATCAAATAGTCGTAAAAGATCAAATAATAGATAATTTAAATCAGACCCTTGATAATTTATCTACTACATTAAGTACTGTATCTTCAGGAAGTGCAGCTGCATCGATTGATGTTGCTGGTATTATTAATGACGCAATTGCAAATGCGGCATCGGCAGATAATAAAAAACCAAGAATATTTGCAGATAATACGCTATTAAGAGATCGAGACGCCCTAGGATTCTATTATATAATGGAAAATGGAAAAAAACGATTTTTTAATTTTAATGAAGAATTACTTAATATAACAGCAAGAGCTATAGGAAAGGTTAAACCTTCAGGTACTGGTCAATTAATTCCTGATTTATTAGACGTATCCCAAGATGTATTAGACGATATTCCATCCGGTATGCCTTTTACTAATTTTGATTTAGTTAAAAACACATTAACTCCGCCACCTCCACCAATAAATTTAAACGGTAAACGTTTAATTGCAAAATGGCTTAATGTTCCGAATCCGTTGATTATTACTACAACAAATGCAATACCTACAGAAGAAGAATTAACAGTTCAATTACAATTACAAATAGCATCTGCAGAAGGTATTGTAAATAGAGTTGAAGTATGGGAGGGAGAAGGAGATACATATTATCAGAATAAACCTACATTACCTATTAAAGATCCATATGGCCCTCTTGCAAATGTTTGGGCAAGATTTAAAATTGCAGGTTCACAGCAAACAGTCGACAACTTTAAAGTAATGTTTAAACATACAAATGATCCTGCTCAAGATGCATTTACGACTACGGACTTTAATAAAACCGGTACGAATTTATTAAATGCATATAGAAAGATAGAATTATCGTTAGATAAGCCCGAGCATGTATTTAAATTGGCCGCAAAGATAGCGAATGATGTTAACGACGAATATTATCAAGCACCGGAAGATCAATTAACTGTAATTGTTCGATATATTAAAAAAATGCCTAATGTAGTAAATTCAAAAGATACGGATGCTATTAATACTCTTACGGCTTTAGGAATACCCCGTACTAATATTTCCGTTTTAAATTTAATATTAACTAATGACGGTAATTTATTTAATAAAGTAAGAAGTTCAACACCCGCATTTGGTGACGATATAGATAAAAATTCAACCGTAACTTTATTAACATATAAAGCGGGCACACTTACAGTTCCCCAAACTATTACATTCCGAGACGGATTTACAGATATCGTACGAATATTAAAACAAACGGGATTTGAAAACATACAAGTATCGCAAATATACCGTACGGGATATACTACTCAAAATTTATCTGTGAGTCAAATCTTAAAAGCTGGAAATATAACATTAAATCCGGGCACTCAATATAAGTATGACGATCCTATTTATTTAAAAGTTAATATTTGGAACGACGGACGATTAATTGCATTTACGAGTAATTCTACCCAACCAGATGCAATACTCATTCAGTACTTAAATAATTTAATTCCAACAATAGTATAATATGCAATATTCAAATTCACAAGATATAATTAAATCAACGTCAAATTTAAATGCTGAACGTATCGATCAAATCGATAAAGATTTACTTCTGCAAGAAATTTTTGAAGTATCTTCCTTACGATCGGACGCTCGCGATAATTTCGAAGTGCATGTGTATACTCCCGATGGAACGTATTTAACGGGCAATCATGCACTTGTATTTACGCCATCATCTAATATAGCAGATAATAAAAGACCGTCATATAACGTTCAAATAGACCTTAAAAATGAGCTTAATAAGCTAAATATTAAGAGGGGTCAATATAAAGTAATTATTAACTTTTTTGATACGATATTAGGAAATATAAACGAAAAAAATGTTTGGGTAAAAGAAATTTCGCAATCTAAAACAGAAATCAAAGTTTCAATTCCTAAAGCATTTTTACCATATCTTCAACAGTTACTAGAATTACGTTATAAATTTCATAAAGAGGGAATTGCAGCGCCGATCATATTAAACTTCGGCAATAACAGAATTTATCCCGTTGTTAATTTTAAAATTGAACCAAAATATGATTTAAGCGATATTATTAGGGAATCTATACCTCAATCATATATTAACAAATATCCGGGTCTAACAGAAGATGAAATATTTTTAAAATATAATCTAGAAGGCCAGGCAATACAAAACTCAGATGGTACATTTTATAAAAGTTGGGTTGAAGGTAGTTTATTACGGGATCGTAGTAAAAACGGAAAATTAGGGCAATATTATATAATTCAAAATAATAAAAAACGTTCATTTAATTTAAATGATACTTTATTGTTTGAATTTGCTAAATATCTTGAAAGCTCGCGATTTGATTCTACGGGTAAAGAAATACGTAAGGCATATCCTTATATTGAATTAGGAGGTAACGGACTTCCGCAGCCTAAATTAATAGATTCAACTACGTTAGGTCAAGGACAATACGAAAATTGGTCTTTTATAGAAAGCGGTCCGAATATTACATTATTAGATTTAATAGGAGATAGCGATTATTACAATATCGTTTTTAAATTATATAAACCGTTAGACCCAGAAATTACGGAAAAAACATCTTTATTTGTTAGTAACGAATATAGAGAACCGTATACGGATACAGTTTATTTAATTGATAAATCAGATCCAATACAATACAATCAATTACGTCCGGCAAATTTTAATGTAGATGCATATTCAAAACAAAGTATTCCTACTGAATATAAAAATTGGAATGAATTATTAGATGCAAATTTAACGACTTCGCAAAAGTTAATTGATAATTACTTTTCTGGAAGTTTACAAGGAATTCCATTAAATATTAATTTTGGAGAATTTGAAAACTTTGTACATTTTAGTTCGGCTGTCGAGCGTGTAAAAAATTTCAAATATAAATTAGAATTAATAGAATATTATTCTGACAGAATCACGACTCTGTCAGGATCATTATCTACTAATCTAACACCGTTATATACAAAACGTAATGCGGTAGTATCTACATTTGATAATTTTGAAAAATATTTGTTTTATGATTCGGGTAGTTTGCAGTTATATACACATGTATCATATAGTATAGACCCATGGCCTAAACTATCTAATACAAATAATTCTTATGATCCGTATAGCCAATTCGGAATGTTATATAGAATTTCGCAAAGTATTGCTCAAGATTATTATAATGATTTATTAGAACAGGCTACTATATACGATCATGATAATGTACATAGATTATTAAAATCAGTTCCTTTACATATTCGAATGACCGAAGGTAATGAAGATTTTAATTTATTTGTTGATATGTTAGGTCATCATTACGATATTATTTGGACGTATATAAATCATATGTCTAAAATATTTTCTCGAGAAGAACATCCGCAAGATGGAATGTCTAATGATTTAATTTATCACGCAGCAAAATCTTTAGGATTACAGTTATATAACGGACGATCTACCTCGGAATTATGGAAATATATTTACGGTACGGATAATTCCGGATCATTAAGTCAGGAAGGAGTTAACGGAGTTTATTCATTACCGGATAGGCAAGTTACTCAAGAATATTGGAGACGTTTATTAAACAATTTACCTTATTTACTAAAAACAAAAGGAACGGAACGTTCTATTAAAGCATTATTATCTTGTTTCGGTATTCCAAGTACTTTATTAACTATAAAAGAATTTGGAGGACCATCTACATTTATAGAAGAATCGTCACATTATCCAGAATATATACACGATAAATTTGCATTTGCATATAAATTAAATACTGGCTTATATAATAATTACTTACAAATAATACCTTCAAAAACTAATAATAAATTTTCAAAAAATGTAAATGCTATAGAATTTAGATTTAGAACAGATGATGAAGAAACGTATGATATTGGCACGGAATATAATTTATTTAGCTATAATCCTACAATACCATATACAAACAATACTTCAGTTACTACCGCGCCGGCATTAGCGGTAACGATTAAAAAAGAAAGTTCTACGGATACTGAAGGTACTTTAACGTTAAGAACGTCCGGCACCCAGTCTACAATATCAAACATTAATATATTTGATAATGATTTTAATTTACTTTATTTAGAACAAAACGGATCAAATACCGTATTAAAATATCGCAAAGGCAAATACGGTAAAATAGTAGAATCGGGATCTGCAACAGTTAGTAGTACAGTACTGTTTGACACTACAACCGGTATTAATCAAGCATCTACAATGCCCGCTGTAAGATGGGGAAACCCAGGCAATGTAACGATTAATAGTACATTCGTTTCTGGAAGTTTACGTGTACATATTCAAGAGATACGTTTATGGAGTGGGTCATTAAATACTGCTTCGTTAAATGAACATACATTATCGCCTAATACATATACATATAACGTTAATAGAGGTGCATTAACAGGTAACGAAGCTCTAGAACCATATAATCGATTAGTTCAGCGGTATACTTTATCTAATAAATACGTATTTGAAACTAGTTCGTTTGGTTACAATACTGCTTCATTACAATATAGTTCGCATCCAAACCAAACAGTAGATGCGTATAAATTTATATCAACGACTCCTAATTTAGGAGGAGCTATTTGGTTAGTAAATGCGTCCGGGTCAATAATAAGTGAAGTATTCGATGCATTTGAAGAAACATATTATACACCATCACCATCATTGGGCGGAAATTCTTTATATACAAATAAAGTTCGAATTGAACAAAATTCTTTAACAGGATTTTTAAGTCCATATAAAAGAGTAGAAGCTAGTTCATTTGATAAATTTTCTATCGATTCAAGTAAAATAGGAATTTATTTTTCTCCTCAAGATTCGATTAACGAAGATATTTTTAATCAATTAGGTTATTATGAAATTGATGACTATATAGGTAATCCTGCTGATATATATAATGAACATTATCCGGAGTTAGAAGATTTTGCGGCTGATTATTGGAAAAAATACGATAATAAAAATGATTTCGAAGCATTTTTTAGAGCATTATCTATTTACGATACTACAATCTTTAGATATATAAAAGATATGCTTCCGTTTAGAGCTAATGTAGTTGATGGATTTTTAATCGAACCAAATGCATTAGAACGTAAACGTTTTAGAACTACAAAACCTACTATAGATGATAGTATGGCAAATGTACATGCAGAAATTGATGCACCGATAAAATCTCAAGAAGCATTTTATATAACATATGAAGGCAATTTAGACGATCCGGCTCCGGCAATTAGTAGTAATTTTCCAATACAAACTCAGGGAATTGTAGATATTAATGAAACTTTAACGCCCGGTGGAGAAATATATCCGATTAATTCTGAAATTGATATTATAGTTAATAATAATTTAAATTTGTTAGGATCTTCTTGGTACGAGAATAGATACGTAGGCCAATATAAAGTAGGCGGTCTAGTATTCGATAAATACGGGTCATTACGTACAGGAAGTTTACAATCTAATACATACGAGCCTATACAAACTATAGTAATTACTGCTAGATATGAAATTACAGGAAGTACATATGTATTAAATACAGCGTCGGGTAGTATACCTAATTTATATGCATATTTAGATGATTCCATCGAGGTAGTACCTGTAAATCCAGGTGGAGCGTCTTTACCAGAATAAAATTTAACCGATTAAAATATTTATATAAAAAAAGATATTTATGCCATTATTACCACAACAGCAAGGCGGAGCCTTATATCAAATATTTAGACGGTATGGAGATTCTATAGAAGGTCGTCAACGGGCTACCGACACTCTTCGGTATCTTTTAAAAAAAACCTACGGGGCTGCGTATCAATTTAATTTTTACGGTACTTATGTAGTAGATGGATTAATTACGAAATCTTATGTAGATACATATAATACTTTAAGAAATTCATTTAGTATCGCATCTACAATGGCTCAATTGGAAGCAAATGGAGCAGTTCGAGTAGCGTTTGTAAAAACAGAAAATCCTGTATACGAAAATCCGTGGTATGTAGAATATAGAATTGCCCCGTTTGATGTTACAGATAAGCATCAATTTATTCCATTATCGATTCAAAGATTAAAATTTAAAGGTTGTAAATTAGTAGGAACAAGTATAAATGCAAATAGTACAGAAACTACAGACGGAGGCCCAGTAGTTAAAATAACGAAAGTGAACCAAAATCAAATAGTATTTTCTAATAATACAGTTACTACCGCACGTGCTAATACAAGCGGATTACCCGTAAGACAAATAACATCTCGAGATTTTTCTTCCGGAACAGGTCGAGTATCTGAAACAACTTCGCCAACGCCTCAAGATTAAAATTAAAAATTAAACATTCGTATATTTATTTAAAAGGTATATAAATCATGGGATATTTAGATAATAGCTCAATAACAGTTGATGCAATTTTAACTAAAAAAGGTCGCGAACTTTTAGCAAAAGGACGAGATTCATTTAATATTACACAATTTGCTTTAGCGGACGATGAAATAGATTATAATTTATGGAATCCGGCACATCCGTTGGGAAGTTCTTATTACGGTATTATTATTGAAAATATGCCTTTAGTAGAAGCATTACCGGATGAAAGCCAGGCGATGAAATATAAATTAGTTACATTACCTAGAAAAACTGCAAGAATTCCAGTAATTCAAGTAGGCCAATCATCGATTATATTATATGGACCAGGCCAAAATACAGTAATTACGCCATCGACGGTTAATTACGACCAAGCAAATAATACATATGGATATACAGCGATATTAGCAGATTCGGATGTAGCTACATTAACAGTAACCCGCGCAGTATCAATTACGAATACGGCTCAACCTACATTACCTTCTTTCTACGGCGATACAAATCAAAGCGTTTCTGCAGTGGGATTAGAATTTAGGTTGACGGCAAAACAACAATTGGTATCAGACAAATCTACTACATTAACAATCGTAGGTAATGAAACTGGTGGAAGAGTAGTAGTTAATGTAACGGTAAGAAAAACTACAATAGCTACGGCTATAGGAACTAATGCATTAGATTCCTCATTATAAACAAGTATATAAATAAAAAAGAAATAATATGGCAATAGGAGATAATCTATCTAGCGATTCGATGGCAGGAGCTGCATCCGCACTTCGTGTAGGAGCGATATCAGAAACTACTACCGCTAGCGAATTAGAAGCAGCGATTCAAACTCGAGCGAATGCGATTGCGCAACAAATAGTTGCAAATCAAATAAATCAAACACAACTTGCAGGATCGGGAAGAATTTTTACGCCGTTTAACATGGCTACGGATGTTGTATCTAATCAAAAAACCTTAGTTACTACGGGATTATTTGCTAATAATTCTGGAAGCATATCAAGTATGTATACTTCTTCTGTACAAAGTTCAACATCGAAACAATATTATTATGCCGTATATAAAGATAATCCAGGAGCTACTAGCACAGCAGCAGCGCAATTTTCAGTTGCATACGGTCATAGATTAGGTAGTGGTAGTTATTCAGCGGGGCAATTAAACGATAGTGCTACAAAAGCAGTATATTCACAATATAAACAATTATTGCTCAATCCAGGAGATTCTGTGTTTACATTTGGTACTGCAGGAAATTCTGATTTAATTTATGTAATTAATTTTGATCGATCCAGATTACGTGATAGATTAGATCCGGGTAATTGGCAATTTAGTTTAGCTCAATTAAACGGTGATGCGGTACCTAATAACGTACATACAGGGTCAAATGTAACTCTCGCCGCTTCTCCCAAAGTATTAACATTTATAGACGATTCAGGAGATACTGATCAAGCCGTTGGATTTGCAGCGGCCGGCCGGGTTTATAATATTATTTCAGGAACATTAACCCAGGGAGGTTATGTAGTTAATAACGATTATGTATATTACGGATTAGCATATCCAGATATGGGAATGTTAGTATTAGACGGTAATATGCTTAATGCATCATCATCATTTAATACGGTAACCGGTTCGGGCATTGCAGGCGATAATGCATGGAAATTATATACGGCGATATCAGGTGCAATGAGTTTAAATTCTTCTACATATACATTTCAAGCTCGAAATCAAGAAGTAATTAATAGTACCCATTATTTTGTAAGGGTTAAAAATGGCGAATATAATTTTTCTAATAATCCTTCCTTTACTACAGGCTCTGTAGGAGAATTTTCTCAAGCTACATTTATTGGAGATCCTAAAGTTTATATTACTACAGTTGGAATGTATAACGACAATCAAGAATTATTAGCTGTTGCTAAATTAAGCCAGCCAATTCAAAAATCATTTCAAAATGAAGCATTGATAAAAGTTAAATTAGATTTTTAATTAATGTTTAATATCAATTGAAAAATGAAAGTCCCCTGTAAAATAGGGGATTTTTCATATTCGAATATTTATATAAAAGAACTATATAATGTCTGTATTTAAAACTATTCCTCCTGAAGATCAAACAATAACTACTTTTAAAGTATATAAAAGTTGGGAGTATACCGGCACAGCTAATAAGAAGTATTCAGAATTAACATCTCAAAGTATATTTTTATTATCAGCCATTCAGCCGACCCCTTCAAATTTTTCTGATGGATTAATGCCTATAGATTTTTTCGAAGAAACAGATTTAGATTTATCTTCAAAATTATTAAATTCTACATATAAATTTATTCCAACTGGTGTGGTATGGCATAGCATAAAACATCAATATTTTAATAACTATAACGGCCAAATTAATTTTGGAGGCCATGCTAAACCATTTATTAATAAAAGTGATAATTTAGATTTATGGTCAGGAACGACATTTAAACCAGATGTACCTAGTAATATTAAATCCTATAATAATATTGAACATGTATTAAATCCTTCGGGGTCATGTGAATTGCAATCGCAAGCTACCGTAATATCAATTCCTCAATCTAAATTTGGAGAAGAAATAAAACCCGGATCTATGCAAATTAGTATTTCATCAGTTGATGCGGGTACATTTATATTAACGGATGATGGAAAAGGTAATTTAATAGATACTCAAGTAAACGCAGCATTTAAATTAGATAATAGAATTTTACGATTAAGTTTCGATACTGATTCTATAACTAGCGATCCACGATACCCAACAGAAATTACAACATATAATACAATTAAATCTGCTTCGTTTATCGTAGGTGGGATATCTACTATGCCATATGGAAATAGTATTTATTTATCTCAAAGTTATGTACGAATCGATGGCACGCCTTCTTATTTTAATCCACGTACATTAGATAACTATGCTATTTCACTTTGGTTTAAAATTGATGATATTACACCGGGGCATGGAAAAAATTCTCATTTAATATCTAAAAGAAGCCTAGCTAGAAATTATCAATTAATAAATTCATCAGGTCGACGTACTGCAGGTAATATATGGAGACCAAATAATAATATAACACCGTATGATATTTACGTAACGCAAGGAGGTACGCTATCTGCTCAAGTAGGGGACGGGTCTACATTAAAAACATTGACATATAACACACCACTAACTAACGGAGATGAATGCCATGTAGTTTTTCAAAAATCAGGTTCAGTATATCAATTATGGGTTAATGGAAATTTAGCAGATTCGGAAACCGTTAATTTAGTGAATATTAAAAATGACGCTGATATTTTTATAGGGTGTAAAGGATTAGATATACATAATGATAACGCTCCTTGGGCTTCTTTTGAAGGAAGAATTGATGAAGTTCAATTTTATAATACATTTTTAACGAGTACAGAAGTAGGTTATTTATACGGTAGTAGTTATAATCATACTAATTCTCCTAACGTAGGTAAAATCTTTTATAAAGAAGGAATTATTGTAATATCATCTCCCGATACAAAATATGGTAGTATATATTCGGGTAATACGGATAATTTATTTTTGCAAGCATCTTTATACGATAACTCGACTTCCGCATATGTAACTACTACAGATACAATAGATATTAATTCTATTACATTATCCTGGAACTCAACATTAACATTATACGAAAACGAAGTACTTTGCAGAATTAATGAAGAAGAATTTAATTTTACTTTAAATCCTTCTATAGCTCAAGATTCTGAAAATGGTCAATTACCTAAGGAATTTATATATAACGATGAATTCGGCCCGTATATAACTACAATTGGTTTATATAATGAAAATGCAGAATTATTAGCAATAGGTAAATTAGGCGGCCCTATTAAAAAACGCAGTAATGTAGATTTAAACATAATCGTAAGATTCGATCAATAACATGAAAAGAAAAAAGCTATCAAAAGAAGCAGTTGCAAAAAAATACGGTTTTAAAAGTGGTTTAGAAGAAAAAATAGCTAATGAATTAACAGATAAAAAAGTTAATTTTGGTTACGAAGAAGAAAAAATCACATATACAATTCCAGAATCGTTACATAAATATACGCCGGATTTTAAAATAAAAAAATCAGAAGATCGTATTCTATATATTGAAACAAAAGGACGTTGGGTAACTGCCGATCGAAAAAAACTTAAACTTGTAAAAGAACAGCATCCGGAATTAGACATACGAATTTTATTTCAAAATGCTAAAAATAAAATTTCTAAAAATTCTAAAACTACTTATGGTGATTATGCTGATAAAATAGGTATTCCTTGGGCTGAGAAAACAATTCCTGATTCTTGGTTTGAATAACAATAGATTTTCTATATATTAGAATCAAATATGGAAAATACTAGGCTATTAGAATTACTTCAATCTGTTTTGGGCAAAGCAAAATCTACCAATAAAGGTAATGCAGCTTTTCATTGCCCGTTTTGTAATACACAAAAAAAGAAGTTAGAAGTACAGTTATTTACAAACGATAAATTAGAAAATCCTTGGCACTGTTGGGTATGTAATAAAGCAGGTAAAAAGATAACTACTTTATTAAAAGCACTAAATGCAGATAAACAAAAGTTTACTGAATTATATCGTATACTTCAAATATCTCCTACAAAAGTCAATATTCAAGACACTTCAGAACAAGTTAAATTACCTGCAGAATTTCATCCTTTATATATTAAACGTCCTTCTGTAGAATATAAGAATGCTCTATTCTATCTACTTAAAAAACGAGGCTTGACAGCTCATGATATAATTAAATACAATATAGGATATTGCGAGGATGGAGAATATGCTAAAAAAATTATTATACCTTCATATGATGCTAATGGTAAATTAAATTATTTTGTATCAAGAACGTATTATGATGCAGAATCTTTTAGATACAAAAATCCTGAAGTAAGTAAGAATATAGTTGGCTTTGAAAATTTAATTAGTTGGGATTTGCCTTTAGTTTTAGTTGAAGGCGCATTCGATGCTATAGCAATTAAAAGAAATGCAATTCCGTTATTCGGTAAAACGATTAGCGAAGATTTAAAAAAGAAAATTATACAATATAACGTAAAAGAGTTATATATTTGTTTAGATAAAGATGCTCAAAAACAGGCTCTAGAGCACGCAGAATATTTTATTAACAATGGTATTGTAGTATACTTTGTTAATTTAAATGAAAAAGATCCTTCGGATATAGGATTTATTAAAATGAAAAGTATTATACAAGATACAGAGCCATTTTCATTTGCAGATTTAATATCTTTAAAGTTAGCATTATGACAAAAATAGACATAGGATTAAACAATATTGATAAAATTTATCATATTGCAGACGTACATATTAGAAATTTAAAACGACATTCTGAATATAAAGAAGTATTTACTCGTTTAAAAGAATATATTTCATCGACAAAAACTCCTAATAGCGTAATTTATCTTGCAGGAGATATAGTACATGCTAAAACGGATATGACTCCGGAATTAATTCAAGCCGTTCAGGAATTTTTTAAAATGATGGCAGACGAATTACCTACCATTTTAATTACTGGAAATCATGATTGTAACTTAAATAATAAAAATAGATTAGATGCTTTAAGTCCAATTGTAAATGCCCTCAAACATCCTAACTTATTTTATTTAAAAGACTCCGGCGTTTATGAGATTGCCGATAAACATTTTGCCGTAATGTCAGTATTCGATAAAGCAGTAGATTATATCAAAGCAGATTCATTTACGGCTCCTTATAAAATCGCATTACACCATGGATCTGTAGATAATGCTTTTACTGACGTAGGTTTTAGATTAGAAAATAAACATGTAAATAACGATACGTTTTCAGGATATGATTTAGTATTGTTAGGAGATATACATAAAGTACAATATTTAGATTCTAAAAAGACAATAGCATATGCCGGCAGTTTAATTCAACAAAACCATGCAGAAGGATTAGAACACGGAATATTAGTTTGGAACTTAAAAGATAAGTCATCACAGTTTATTCAGATACAAAATGACCATTGTTTTTATACATTAGATATAGACAATGGTAAACATACTTCGTATGATAATTTACCTAAAAATGTACATTTACGTATAAGAGTTAAAGATACTGAATCTGATGTAGTTAATTTAATACTTGCAGACTTCAAGACAAAATATAATGTTGTTGAAGTAGTAATACAAAAAACTAACGATCTTGCTCATAAACGCTCGACCTCAAAGAAAATAGATATAGGTGATATCCGCGATCCTGAAAACCAAAATAAACTAATCTATGACTATTTAAAACAAAAGTTTAACCTCGATGATACATTTTTAGATGGGGTTAGACATATAAATCGAAAGACTAATAGTAGTTTAGTTGCGGCAGATATTACACGTAATATTATTTGGTTGCCAAAGAAATTTGAATTTTCAAATATGTTTTCTTATGGAGAAAATAACGTAATTGATTTTACAAATTGTAAAGGTACGTATGGTATATTTGCTCCTAATGCAAGCGGTAAATCTACACTGTTAGAAGCTCTTTCATATTGTATATTTGATAAATGTGCTAGAGCATATAAAGCAGTTCATGTTTTAAATAATAAAAAAGATTCATTCCATTGTAAATTTAATTTTGAAATTGACGGTGTAGATTATTTTATTGAAAAGTCGGCAACGCGTACTAAATCCGGACATGTAAAAGTAGATATAGATTTTTGGTATATAAATGAAGACGGAGATTCTATTTTCTTAAATGGTCAAGAACGTAGTGATACAAATAATATTATTCGTAAGTATGTAGGTACATACGAAGATTTTATTTTAACGTCATTATCATTACAAAATAACAATACTGCATTTATCGATATGAGCCAAAAAGATCGAAAAGATTTACTGGCGCAGTTTTTAGATATTAATGTATTTGAAAGTTTATATAACATTGCAAATGCGGAAAGTAAAGATATATCTGTATTAATAAAAGAATATAAGAAAACTGATTATACAAGTGTTATAGCAAAACATGAAACGGAGATTCAATTATTAACTTCTACATTAACAGGATTAGAACAAGACAAACTTAAAGTAGATAATTTAATTAATGACTTAAATGATAAAATCGTAGAACAGTCAACCTTACTTAAACCGGTAGATAAAAATGTTGTCGATATACAAGAATCGTTAAATAAACAAAAACAGTATGAAGATAAAAGTTTAGAATGTAATACTAATTTAAATTTAATTTTAGGACAGCGAGATGATTTACAAGAAGAAATAAATCAATTAACGGGCAGTTTAGAGTCATTTAATAAAACTGAAATAGATAATCAGTTAAATGAAATGAATAAATTATCGTCAGAAAAATCTTCATACGAAAGTCAGTTTGCTAGAATATCTACTACATATAAACATACAAAAGAAAAAGCAGATAAATTAGAAACATTAGAATATGATCCTAATTGTAAATTTTGTATGAATAATGTATTTGTTAAAGATGCATTGGAAGCTAAGAATAAATTAAATGAAATTGAAATTCAAGTAATTGAATTACAAAATAAAATTCAAGATTACGATACTAAAATAAAATCGTATCAAATTTGGGAAGAGCAATCAAAATCATATACAGCTGTTATAGATATTATAACAAGAAAAAATATTGCTCTTAATTCTACCAATACAAAAATTCAATCAATGAAGTCCAATTGTGATACTATTGATAAATCATTAGATCAAATTAAAAAAGATATTGAACTTTATAAACAAAATGAAGAATCTATCGCTGCAAATAAAATTGTACAAGACGTAATAGATGATTTACAATCTAAAAAGAAACAAGCTACGGATGTTAGTAATATTCTAAATAAACAAATTATACAAACAAACGGTAGTATTCAGATCCACGAAGCAAATAAGCAAGTTGCAATAGATGCTATACAAAAGTTAGCTGATTTAGAACTTCAATACAAATATTATCAATATTATCTAGAAGCAGTAAATAGGGACGGAGTTCCATATCATTTAATAAGTTTAGCTATTCCACAGATTGAACAAGAGATAAATAATATTCTTATTCCTATTGTAGATTTTGTAATTAAATTAGACACTGATGGAAAAAATATTAATGCATATATCGTATACGATAACGATAGTTTTTGGCCAATAGAATTAACTTCGGGCATGGAAAGATTTTTAAGTTCATTAGCAATACGGTCTGCATTAATTAATGTATCTAGTTTACCTCGGCCTAACTTTTTAGCGATCGATGAGGGATTTGGAGTATTAGATTCAGATAAATTGATTAGTATTTATTCATTATTTAATTATCTTAAGACCCAATTTACTTCGTTATTTATTATTTCTCATATAGATTCTATGAGAGATGTAGTAGATAGTTTAATTGAAATTAATAAAATTAATTCATACTCCAAGATAGACTTCCGTTGATATTTATATTTAAAAGGAGTTAAATGGCAATAGGTGGCGGAGGAGAACAAGCAAATCCTAGCTCACAAATTATTTCTGCATCATTGGCAGGAATTCCGGTAAGTGCAATATTGGATTCTCAAGCCTTAGATAATTCTATTAAAAAAGAAATAGTTTATAAAGAATTAGATAGAGTTCCAGTTGCAATAACGGATACCAATCCATTATCTCCTAACTATTTAAGAGTTACGTACTTACCTGACGAATTTAAATTAGGAAAAAATTTAATTCGTATACGTCCTAATGTATTAGAATTTGTCGAAAACACGCAGTTATATATAGAAATAATTGATTATAATGGCGATCCAATTTATTATGAAACGGAAATAAATTCGGAAACGGATGATACGTTTATTATAATCTCAGTATATATATACGAAGATACGCCACCGGGACCTTGTGCAGTATATATTTTAGGAACATTAAAAAATATACCAATTCCTGATCGAAATCAAATATACCCTGTAAATTATCGATGGGTTAATATTCTTAATGTAGATACTGCAGAAAAAACGGCATCTCCTATTATTTATACTACTTTACCAAAAGTTACTGTTTTATCAAATACTGCGTCATATAGTACATTAGTTTATCCCGGAGGCTCCCCGTTTACGAGTAGTATATATTATAACTTAAGTTTATCAAACGGAATATTAGATCCTTCTATTACTGCATTAAATGTAAGCGAAATATTTAAATCTGCAATGGATAATGGAGATTTGTATGTTCGATATGAAGATATTCAATTAATTACTCCTCCGAGATTTACTTCTAACTATTTATTAGGGGCGGGAGTAACTGCTAGCATTAAATCATATGTTAATAATAAATCAATAACATTAGATAGTCCTATTGTTATTTATCAACAAAATAGTGCTGACCAAATAGTATTACAGCGAGCGATTTTTAGAACTGCTAGTATTGCATACGAGCAAGACCCATCCGGTACATCTCAGAGTAGTTTTAAAAAACGAATATTAAATGTTAACTTTTTAGATTTAGATCCGTTTGTAGGACAAGTAAAAACTATAAAAACTACATATAGAAATACGGCATTAAAAACGACGGAATATCTATTATTAAGCGATTTTCCTGTAGAATCTACAGGCATATATGAAGGATTTAACCCCTTAACTGCATCGTTTTCTTTGCTACTACCAGATTCGGAGTTAGATGAATATTACGATATACGATTTGAGTTCTATAATAATGAAAATATCGCTAGTAAACAAGTATTAGAAATACGTAATTTACTTGCAGAAGGTACACCGCCAGTAATAACTAATAATATAGGTATATTAATGGTTGATCCAGAAACTAGTACTCTGGATGGAAAAAATATGGTTCGTACTATTTGGGAAAATTATGACACGTATATTTTACATACATCATCTTATAGAGAGCAAACCGGTGTAGTATACGAACCATCTGGAATAATTCCATGTGAAGGCTCTTCGGAAATCGCGCAATTTACTGCATTCATTCCAGACGGAGCTCCGTATATAACTGTATACTATAATGCGGCAATGATTAATTTATCGCAAAAAACAGACCCCGCGGACATAGGAGCGTATAGTTATGATACGATATTATCGGTATATAAAATGTCGACGGCATCGTATAATAGTTTTACATTTAGCACAGATGCAATAGATACAAAAATTATTGAATCTACTGCTAGTATTATATTATCATCAAATATGGGTGCTAATCATACGGCATTCGGATATCCGGTTAAACATAGTATACAATTACCTAGTACAAACGAATTATATCGATTCGTATTAAAACACCATATATCTGTTCCGGATTCTGGGTCAAGCAATGATATAGGATTTTATGATTTTAATACTCCCGATTCATGGTCATTAGCACTGCCTGGTATTGTATCTATCGGTGGAGGCAGTGCTTCTTTAGAAATAAATGTAGGGGATGATGGATATTTAATGCAAACGTTAACATCGTCATTAACTTTAGGTCAACAATATAAAGTTTCTTTAGAGGTTACTGAATATAATGCATTGGGTTCGGGCGATTATATTTCATTAGGATTAGATTTAGCACCAGTTTCGAATCCAGCATTATCATCCGTATCACAGTCAAGTCAAATAACAAATATAGGAACGTATCAATATTCATTAACGCCTAATGCAAGTAATTTAGACCAAATATATATTTACTTTAAGGCCTCTGCAGGTAGTGGCACAACTATATTAAATGAATATACCGCCCAAAACAGCTATCAAGGCGCTATTATAGCATCTAGTAATCAAACATCACCTATACCTATAGATTCATCTCCTAACGTCACATTCGATGAAACGATATCCACTAGTCCATTAACTGATTTAATTTCTAGTTATAAAATTAAAGCAGTAACTGCTGGAACATATATTTTTAATTACGATTTTAGCGTATCAGGATCTTTTGGGCCTATAGATATAGGAACTACGGGAACAATACGACCGAATATTAAACATTATAATTCATCAAATGTACAACAATCTAGTACTAATTTTTCATTAATTTCATTTAGTCAAACTAATTATTTAGTATCAAAAAGCTATAGCGGTGATATTACGAGAACGATGGCTGCAAATGATTATATAACATTAGAAATATATTACACCGTTAATAACGTATCTACTACTTGCGAAGGAGAAATATATGTTAATGGTACAATTACATTGGAAGATCCTACACCGACGGGAGGTGCTTCGACATTTAGTATACGTAATATTAGTTTACAAAAAATATCAACAACTTCCGCATCTTTTGAAACATCGTGTTCTATAAAGGATATTAATGTATTAGCATCGGGATATTTGTTTTTAAGCGGAAGTAAGCCTACATATATAAGCGGTGCATACGACTATTATGTACCTACAGTATAATTATTAATATGAATATAATCGCAGTTTATCCAGGAAGATTTCAGCCATTTGGCAGACATCATGCAGAAGCATTTAAATGGTTGCAAAATCAATTTGGTACTAAAAATACTTTTATAGTTACTTCTAATGTAGTAAATACACCAAAATCTCCTTTAGATTTTAAAGATAAAAAAGATATTATATCTCAATATGGATTAGGTAAACATGTAATATTAGTTAAAAATCCGTATAAGGCAGAAGAATTATTATCAAAATACGATCCTAAAACAACTGCAGTAGTTTTTATGGTAGGTCAAAAAGATATGGAAGAAGATCCGAGATTTTCAATTGGTAAATTAAAATCAGGCGGAGCTACATATTTTCAAGATTATTCTAAAAATAAAAATAAATTGCAAGGATATGATAAGCATGGATATTTAATTGTTGCTCCGCATATATCTTTGAAAGTACCTTTATACGGAGAAATGAGCGGAACTACATTACGCAAGGCAATTGCTAGTGCAAATACCGATGCAAAGCGTAAAGAATTATTTACGGCTGTATTTGGTTGGTACGATAAATCTCTTGCAGAAAAAATGTTTAAAAAATTTAATTCTGCAATGAAAGAAGGATATATGAATCCTAAACAAGCAATTGCTCATACTAATAAATTAAATAAGTTAAAAGATTTTTTAGATAAAAATCATGGACGTGAATTTGTTTATGATTTTGATATGTTTCCAAAAACAGTATATGGTGTTAAGATAGAAGAAAAATTATTTTGGGATAACTTTTTTAACTTAGTACTTGAAGGAGGAGCAGGTGGCCACATGGCACATCCATTTGATATACCATCGGTTTCTTCCGGAAATGATTTATTAAATGTATTTAAGCAATCTGTAGATTATTTAAGTAAAAAACCCGCATCGGTAAAGATAGATGGGGTAAATGCTTCAATACGATTAGTTAAATTAAATAATAAATTACAGTTCGTTATGGATAGAGGGTCTAATAAACCTTTAGACGTAAAGGGAATTACAAAATCAGAATTAGAAGATAGATTCGGTGCGGGTCATGGAATGATTAAAGTGGGTGGTACTGTATTAGATATTTTTAATGATGCTTTGCCTACTATTAAAACTGAACTGAAATCTTTAGGATTATTAGATAATCCGAATATAATGTTTAATATTGAATATGTAGCTGGTTCTACAAATGTATTATCTTACGGTAAAAACTTTTTAGCAATTCATGGATTATTGGAAATACAACAAGTGACCGATAAAAAGAGGGCTTCAAAAGAAATACCGTATAATAAAAAGACAATGCAAACTTTGTTAAATAAATTAAATCCGATAGCACAGAATTTTGGTTATGAAGTAGTTGGATCTATACCTACTACATTGGAAGCACAGCCGGATTTTAATTCAGTTTTAAATGAAAAGTATACGGTAAATTACGGACCGAAAAAAGAAACTAAAACGTTAAACCAATGGTTAGCATCTGCAAAAATTCCTAAAGGTAATATTAAAACTGTAGATGGGAAAACTATTGCCGCATTATCAAAAGAAGTATTATTAAAAATATCAGAAGGTACTCCTTTAAATAAATTCGTTGCAGATCCAAAAGATTATCAAGCTGCAATAGATGGATTTGTAATTTATATTGCAACAATGAAATTGGGAGATGCAGTATTAGAAAAATTAAATTCTCCATTAGGTCCTGTAGCAGAGCATGAGGGAATAGTAATTCGCGATCCGAAAATTTATAATAAACCGTTTAAAATTACCGGAAAATTTATTGTTGGCGGATTAGCAACATCATTTAGAAAATAATTATTAATAAAAATACTATGACAAAGTTACGTAATATAGATGCGGTTAAAAAAATGTTAGACGGTAATCACCGTACACAAACAAAAACTTCCGTGTCATTAAATGTTAAAGAAGCGCCTATTAAACGAGAAATAGGTGAACGTTGGACCGATGAAAATGGAAAAGAATGGGAACAGCGAGACGGTTATAAAATAAGCGTTACAAAAACATTAGATTTACTCGCACAGCATCGAATGCCTGAACATTGTCCAAATTGCAATAATGTAATGGCAAAAAAGCATTTAGATGAAAGAATGTGGAGAATACATAAAATGTGTTTTGATTGCGTAATTGATATGGAACATCAATTACGTCTTGAAGGTAAATATGATGATTATGAAAAACAAAAAATAAAAGAAAATGCTTTAGCTTGGTTGAGAGATGCTGAAAAGGATGTAGAAGATTTAGTTAATGCTTATAAGTATGCTTCTTTTGTTAATCAAGACGGTTCTGTAGAAAAGTGGTCGGGAGGCCTGTCTCCGGAAGAATTTGAAAATAAAGTACGTGGCGAGTTTGATAAATTTAAAACAGATTTCGTTGCTAAATTAGGATGATATAATTGAAACGTCAGTTAAAAATATTTGATTTCGATGATACATTGGCTAAATCCGAAACTCCGGTAATAATAAAAAAATCGGACGGTACGTCAATTAAATTAACGCCGGGTGAATTTGCTACATATAAAATGGATCCAAATGATAAAATGGATTTTACATTTTTTAACAAAATGATTAAAAAAGCCGAACCTATTCAGCATAACGTAAATTTACTTAAAAAATATTTATCTAATCCAGGAAAATATAAAGTAACAATTTTAACTGCACGAGCATTAGCATTTCCTATACGTTATTGGTTAAAAAAGTTAACGGGGCAAGAAGTATATGTTGTTGGAGTAGCCGGATCAGATCCTAAATTAAAAGCAAATTATATAGAAAAAGAAATACAAAGAGGATATACGGATATATTCTTTATGGACGATAGTTTACCTAACGTAACTGCAATTAAAAATTTAGAAAAGAAATATCCGCATGTTACTATTGATGCAATAGTAGCCGAAGAGTATTTTTTAAATAAAATAAACACCATTACTGAAGATTTAAGAGATTGGTTTGGTAAAGGAAAAAAAGGTGGTGTAGGTGGCGGCGGTTGGGATAGATATAATTCAAAAGGAGAGCGAGTTGGTAAATGCGGTGATGCTAAAGAAGGAGATGCATATTCTGCATGTTTATCTAAAGAAAAAGCTCGTAAGTTAGGTAAAAAAGGCCGAGCTGCTTTTGTTAATAGAAAGCGCGGGGCGCAGAAAAAAGCGGGAGACGCTAAAAAAGGCGGCGAGCGTACAAAAGGTCAAAAACCCGTTAAAGTAAAAACAGGAGCATCAGAATCTGTTATAACAGAAAAAAATGTACCTACTAATCCTTCTAAATGGGCATATTATAAATCTCAAGCAAAAAAGAAATTTGACGTATATCCGTCTGCATACGCAAATGCTTGGGCTGCAAAAATGTATAAAAAAGCAGGTGGCGGTTGGAGAACGGAAAAATGAAAAAATTAGAAACTTTACGTATGCAAAAATTAGCGGGGCTAATTACGGAAAGTACGTACAGAAAAATTATGTCTGAAATTGAAAGCAGCAATTTTATAGAAGAAGAAGAAGATGCTGAGAAAATTTTAAAAGACACTCCGGACGATATCGAAGCTACATTAGCTAAATTTTTAAAAATGTCTCCGGATGAATTAGAGCAACAAGTACTTAATTCTGATCCTAAGGAAGAAGTCAATGAAGCATTAGCATTAACCGTTTTATTGGCATTGCCGATGCTTTTAGAACTAGCAGGTGCCGGTTTAAATAAAATGAAAGCGTTATCATTAACGGGAGAAGATAAAAAATTTTATGAAGAATGGAAACAGCGACGTAAAGCTGCTAAAGATTCTAAAAATACTGCTCAATTAGATGCATTAAAAAAAGAATATCAACAACGGTTTGCTTCTAAATTCGGAGAAGGATTAATTGGCGCCGGTCATGCATTACATAAAGCATATACATGGCCTATAGTACAAGCATTACGTTTAGGAAGTTTACTACCGGGTAAATTCGGTGATTGGGCAAAAGATCCTAAATCAAGGCAAAAAATTGCAGATATAATGTATGCAGCTGGAATGTTATTTTACGGTGGTATTCATGCCAAAGCGGGTATTGAAGGTTTATTATCATCTCATGGTGTAGATGCTACGAACTTTACCACCTCTGTTATAGATACGATGAAATCTGGGAAAAGTTTAAAAGATGTAGTAGCAGCTGCATTGGAAATTGGCGGAGCTGCGTCGAAATAAGGAAATAAATGAAAAAAAATATTATTACAGAAGCTATTCAATATCATAAGGAAAATAATATTCCTTATAGCGAACCGATTTTTAGATACGGTTCAGTTAATTTCTTTAAATATATAAATGAATTACGTAAATTAAATGAATCTAAACAAATTGAATTAGATGAAGATGCTAGATTTTTTATTAGTACTGATTTAGGTAAAACTGCTATGTATCATGGACAAGAGGTACTTTTAGATTTTCCAATGTTAGAAGATAAGATTAGCGAAATTACGAGATTAGAAAACGTTAAACTCTGGAAATGGCTTAAAAAGGTAAAAGAAAAAGTTACTCCTAAAATGTATAAATCAGTTGCTCAAGTAGTTCAGATGTCTATTATAGATCCATACGAAACTGCAGATTCAATTATTAAACATATTGTAGATCAATTCGGTTTAGCAGAATTTGGTATAGCAGAATCTTTAACAGAAGCAGAATATAGAGGCAAGTCAGTAGATTTAAATTCTCCAAAGCGCGGAGGTTCTAAAAAGTTTTATGTATATGTTAAATCTGATGCAGGTAACGTAAAGAAAATAGCATTTGGTGATACTACGGGATTGACATCTAAAATTAAAGATCCAAAAGCTCGTAAAGCTTTTTCTGCACGTCATCAATGCGATAAGAAAAAAGATAAAACTAAAGCAGGTTATTGGGCATGTAATTTACCTAGATATTGGGATAAATTAGGTGGCGGTTCAAAAATAAATGGATATTGGTAAGATATTTATTATTACGTAAGGTAACTATGACACATAAAGAATTAAGAAAAATTATTAACGAAGAAATACGTAAAGCTTTATTCGAAGCAGAAGTAATACCAACAGGACCCGACGGTCAAAAAATAACAGATCCAAAAGTTATTAAAGGATTAAATATTGCTTTGAAATCTGTCGACTCTTCAATTAGAAGTAAATTAATTCAATTAATTGAAGATCCGGGTTCAGCCAAATCTTTAAATAGTGCAGACAAGCGAGCTGCAATGATATCTGCAATTGCAATTGCATTTGGTATGTCTGAACAAGAATTTGGTCAAGTAGTTACAAAAGTTAAATCTTATTTATCTGCATAATATGAAACCATATAGTCAAACTATTACAGGAAATAAAATACTTCGTGAATTTGCACATGATACTGATTCTCATGAATTAGTATGGCACCGAGATAAAAAGGATCGTATAGTTCGTGTAATAGAAGGTAAAGAGTGGAAATTTCAATTTGATAACATGTTACCAATAGTATTACATGAAGGTCAAGAAATATTTATACCAAAAGAAACATTTCATAGAGTAATAAAAGGTAACGGAAACCTTAAAATAGAAATAACCGAAAAGGATTAAAATGGCAAATAAAAGTATAAAAGAAGAAAGTTATTATAAAAACTTTCAAAAATATCTTAATGAAGATGCTACGGATGATAAATTAAATGATTTATCTAAAGAATTTGATAGCGGTAATGTAACGGGATATGTAACAAAATTACAACAATATTTATCAGATCCGAAAGTAGCAGCAGTTATAAAAGCAGGTCAAACGGATCAAAAAGGAGCCGGTGATGAAGCATTAAAATCATCCGGGGGATCGATAGCAGCTACTTCTTTAAAACCAACCCAAAATGAAATAGGCGCAGCTGAAAGTTTATTAAATATATGTACCGATAAATTTGGAACAGTAGACAAATTTCTTAAAGGAAATGTAGCTGCGGGTGATATCGGAGGTCCTATAGTTACATATAACGGTGAATGGGTATTAGACGGTCATCATAGGTGGTCACAAGCGTATGCTGCAAATCCTAGTTGTAAAGTACCTGTATTGGATATTAAAGGAAATTTAACACCGCAGCAAATTTTAATGGCGGTACATACAGCCACGGCAGCTGCAGCAGGTAAAACAGATACGAAATCGGCAAATTTAAAAGCAGGAAATCTTTTAACGTTTGGTAAAGATCAGACAATTAAATATGTTAAAGAAA